AAGGAATGCTTGGATAGTTTTAATAAACTCATCTTCATTCATCCTGTTCCACCAGTAAACTGGTTTCTGAACAGGATTTCTTTTCTCCATTTGAGCAAGATAATTACCAATCGCAGGATTAGTTTGTTGTCTCATTGTCATAGTTTAAATCCAGTATTTGTATTGAATCGCACACCATTCATTTATATTCATTGTCAATATTTAGATTCAAAGAAATTCACAATTTAAATCCAGCAAACGTACTTTCACTAACGTCCTGTTTGATACCACCGATGACATAAGACTCAACCTCTGTCTCCTGCGGTGCTACTTGCATAGACTTGGAATTGAGCCAGTGCTCTGTCCATGGTAGAGGGTTATTGTTTGCTGGGACATCGAAGATCGGTTTTAATCCGATTGACTTCATTCTTCTGTTCGCAACCCACTCAACATACTTGGAAAGAAGTTTATCATTCAGTCCGATCATGCTACCATCTTTGAACAGATACTCTGCCCAGTTCTTCTCTTCCTCCACACACTGTTTGAACATCTCAATGATGTTCTCCTCTTCCTCCCTGGCAATCTCACGCATATCAGGATCATCACCTTCCAACCACTTCTTGATAATGTTCTGGGTGATAGTCATGTGCTGCGACTCATCGCGAGCAATCAGTCCGATGATCTTTGCATTGCCTTCCATCATCTTCAGTTCACCAAAAGCGAAAGAACACGCAAAGGAAACATAGAAACGAATACCCTCAAGGATATAGACGTTGACTACAGCACGGTAGAGTTTACGTTTGAGTTCCTTGAGTTCCCATTGTGCAGAATCAACCTGCTCTAATGCCTGTTCCCAACGATTGCCAGCACCCCACTCCTGCGATGCTTGTAAGAACTCATCGTATGCTGCTGTAACACTCTTGGCTCTCTCCAGAATACGATCATCATCAACGATGGTATCCAGTACCTCTGTTGGATCTGGGTATACGTTCTTGATGATGTATGTGTAGGAGCGACTATGAATCATCTCCATAGTCTGCCAGATGTTCATGGCACCCTCAAGTTCAGGTAATGAACAGAAAGGACTAAAAGCCATCCCAGGACCACGCCCTTGTACAGAATCCAGGAGGATCTGGTACTTAAGGTTAGCAGTGAAAATGTGCTTTTGCTCGGGGCGAAGTGTTTGATAGTCTGCACGATCTTTTTGTAGTGACACCTCCTCTGGTCTCCAAAAATAACCCAGTTGTGTCTGGGTTAGTTTATCAAAGACTGGATATTTAAACTGATCATATCTTTGGACCCCAAGAGGAGCACCAAAGAACATTTTTTGCTTGGTGGTATCAACCTTGTTCGTATTGAACACAGTCATACCTGATGGTCTCTTGGGTTCCGTCACTCTAAATCGCGCAACTGTCACAAGCTTCCTCCTCGGTGTCTAGAATTTTATTTAATAGGTCTTCGATAGATTGTTTCTCTTCTTTTGGTTCCTCTACTTCATCGCTCTTATTGTCGTAGGTGTTCTGGTAGTAAGATGTCTTCCAACCATACTTATATGTATTCAAAAAGTCACCCGCCATTACGGACACTGGGACTTCATTGTTGGGGTAGTTCTCTGGATTGTAAGACCAGTTTCCACTGATGGCTTGGTCGAAGAACTTTTGCATGACTGCGACCACGTTGATATAGCCGCTATTATTAGGCATGTCCCACAGTAAAGTATAATTATTTTTGAGAGTGTTGAACTGCGGTACAATCTGTTTAAGGGGTCCCTTCTTGCTCTTTTTAACGGACAAGTATCCGCGAGGTGGTTCGATTCCATTGGTTGCATTTGACACAACGGAACTGCTCTCCGAAGGCATTTGTGCGGACAGTGTGCTGTGTCGTAGTCCATGTTCGACGATGCTGGATCGTAAAGTCTCCCAATCATAATTGTACTCTGGGTTCACCAGTTCATCTACGTCTTTCTTGTATGTATCAATTGGCAGAATACCGTCTGCATACTTGGTGCGATCAAAGTAACCACACTTTCCTTTTTCGATAGCAATCTGATTAGATGCTTTCAGAAGATTGTATTGGAAAGACTCTGTAAGGGCATGTACTTTCTTAAGTGCTTCAGGATCGTCATAGGATACGCCCTGCTTGGCGAGGTAATGGGCAAGACCGATATACCCAACCCCAAGAGACCTGCGGTTGATTGTAGACGCTTCTGCTGCCTTTACAGGGTACTGTTGGTAATCAATCAATTCCTCAAGACCGCGAACAGCCAGATCACACAGCTCTTCCATATCATCCAGAGACTTTAGTTTGCCTACGTTGACAGCAGACAAAATACACAGAGCAATCTCACCTTCGCCATCAATATGCTGAAGAGGATCTGTAGGCAGGGTGATCTCCTGGCACAGATTGCTCATGTTCACCTTGTCCTTGAAGGAAGAGTGACTGTTGCAGTGGTCGATGTTCATCAGATACATCCGACCAGTCTCTGCTCGCTCCTTCAGGAGGTCCAGAATGAGTGCTTGAGCTTTGATAGTTTTCTTTGGAATCGATTCATCAGATTCATAGCGCGTATAGAGATCATCAAATTTGTCAGTGCCAAAAGCATTATAAAGACCTGGGACATCGTGAGGTGAGAATAACGTGATGTCTCCATCCGTGATGAATCGCTCGTAGAAGAGTTTGGAGAGTTGGATTGAGTAGTCGAGTTTTCGGACACGGTTATCTTCGCTTCCTTTGTTATTCTTTAGGACAATGATGTCTTGGATTTCTTGGTGCCAGATTGGGAAGTGGACAGTTGCGCTTCCGCCTCGAATGCCATTTTGAGTGCAGCATCTGACAGTGCTCTCAAACTTTTTGAGGAATGGAATAACACCCGTGTGCGCGACTTCTCCACCTCTGATCTTACTGTTGACGCCACGGATTCTGCCTGCGTTGATACCGATGCCCGCCCTTTGTGCAACATATCTGCCGATAGCCATATCAGAACTAAAGATGCTATCGAGGGTGTCATCAGAATCAACAAGAACACAGCTAGCAAATTGTCGAAGTGGAGTTCGCACTCCCGCCATGATAGGTGTGGGAATGTTGATTTTGTGCTTTGAGATTGCGTTGTAGTATCGTCTGACATAATCGAGTCTCGTAGACAAGGGGTATTCTGCGAAGAGAGTCAAGGCAATCATCATATACATGTACTGGGGAGTCTCATAGACATCTCCACCACTACGATCCTGAACAAGATACTTGTCCACTACCTGGCGAAGACCAGCATAGGTAAACAGGTAGTCACGATCATGATCAATCCAACTATCAATCTTGATCCAATCTTCATCGCTATACTTATCTAGGATTTCTTCATCGTAGACTTTATTAACTGTAGCATTATAAGCCGCGACATCAAAGACAGAAGGCATACCTTCCTTCCAAATGTTCTTGTGGAAAGTTTGCTTACGCAGACCGAACAGCAGCAGGCGAGCAGCGACGAACTGATAGTTAGGATGGTCCAGGTCGATCAGATCAGAAGCAGAACGAATCAGGATCTCTTGGATAGCCTCGGTGGTGATACCGTCATAGAACTGGATGCCCGAGTTCATTTCTACCTGCGATGCAGAGACACCACCAAGTCCCTTACATGCTTCATCGACCATCTTATGAATCTTATCCAAGTTGAGGGGTTCTTGTGAACCGTCTCGCTTTACAACATTGATGCTCATACCTTTTTCCATTCGTTCAGTTTAAGAGTTGCTTCTAATCCTTGATATACATTGGATTCTACCACAGATTGAACGTCATGTCCATGAAGAACCATGTCATTGATGTCTTTCTGTGTGATTGATTTAGGCCAGATAACTACGGAGTTGCCTTGATTGATTGAGTTACGGATTCGGTTGACGATTTGTGGGTTTCGGGGTTCGTTATCATAAACATAGCAGCAATCGCTAGCAAACCCACTAGGAAGTAGAACATCACTTCCGCACATAGCAATCGAATTGCGAATGAACGTTGAGTCGAAAGGACCTTCGCATATGTATACTCTTTCATTAGTGTTTACCTTATCAAGACCAAAAAGTTTCGGTTGATTCTCGTCAAGAATAACCGTGATGTACCGTAGTTTCGTTGCTTTAGATAGTGACCTACCTTGAAAACCAAATAGTTTTTTGTCTGCTGTGTATAGAGGCAGAATAATACGTGGACTATCACCTCTCATGTCAGAGAAGGTTTCTTTCTGTTGATTGGTCCACTCCTTAAATTTAGGACAGTAAAAGAAGTAATCGAGATCTTTAATTTTTCGTTGCTCTAGATATTGCCTCGCCAGGTGAGAAGTATTTAGCTCCGAAATCTTTTGCAGTTTGATATCTTGTTCTGATTTCTTGAAGACTGGCTTCTTGAATTCAAACTTGGGTGATGCAGTTTGAGTATTCTTACCAGTCAACCCCTCCCTATATCGTTCCAGGACATACTCATCGTAAAGAAGTTTGTTCTGATCCTTCAGGAAGTTAGTAAAAGTCCTACCTGCACCACAGTTGTGGCACTTGTAAACATAATCATTCTTCTTCTTAAACAGATACCCCCGTGCCTTGTCCTTACGCTTCTGGGAGTCACCACAGTATGGACAACGAAAGTTATACAGTCCTTCTTTCTTGCGTTCAAACCTCTGAAGAGAGGCAGAAACCATGCTGATATACTTTACGTCAAGATAGCTCACGGACCATAGGATTCACTGATCCCATGATACCACTGGTTTGTATGTTAGTCAAGGGTCTTAACATAGGTCCAACCACTTGTCCAACCGCCACAAGAGTGGCAAGCACAGCACCTGCACCGACCACAAACTTCTGATTCGCATCAACCTTCTTTTGAATTCTATCAATTCTATCGTGCAAGATATTATGATTTTTTTCCTCTTGCTTTTTCATCTCCTCAATCATTTTAATGATGAGTTGATCCGATCTTTCGTTATCATCTAGGCGATTCTCATGACGCTCTAATACAATGGCAATTTTGTTGCTATTGTCAGAGATAGTTGTTACCGCTCTCTCAAGCTTGTCAAGCATCTCTTTAGAGAGATCTTCATAAATTCCCAGTTTACTTTCCAAAACTGCTAGTTTACCAAGACCAAAGGCCATGTCGCTCCTCTATCAAACGTTGCGGATAGCAAAGTCAAGAGCAGATTGATAAGTAGCAGCGTCTTTGTTCAGCATGTAGCGGAACTGGGTCTGTTGCTCATCAGGCAGCTGTGCATAACAAGCAGCGATACGCTTCGCTGAAAAATTGTCCAGGTTCTGTTGCGATCCATCACCAAAGGTGATCTTGGCGAATGATGCTTCTCCTGTTGGGTTGAGTTCCGAGGTTGCAACTTCTAATGCAACTTCCAGAGCGTCCATTTGTGCAGTATTTTCAGTAATCATGTTAGTAGTCACTTCAGTTTCTTCTTTCTTAAGTTTCTTTGTTTGATCAGATGCTTTCTTTTTGAAGTCTGCCATACGAGCCTTCATAAGAACGTCCATTTCTTTCGTCTTGGACTGCATCTTCTTCTTTGCTTCGTCGCGCTTCTTCTGCAGATCTTTAGCACGGTTCAGTTTTTTCATCTGACCGATCTGCTTCTGCGCTCTCTCGGTCTCCGAGGGTGCAGCTTCAGAAATAGTTTTTTCTAGTTCTTCTTTCATTTTCTTACGGGACTGTATACGAGAGAGCATAGATTTTGCACCCTTGGTGCGACCATCTACCTTATCTTGATTTGCTTTTTTATAGCGACGATGTGATCTAGGATTGACAAATACAAAAGCAGGTGGGATCTGCAGACCAGCACCATTGCCTGCCATCATTTCATTCAAATTAGGTTTAGTTCCTTCAGACATTCTTGATCAACTTCTTCGTTTAAAGATTCAGGTAGACGATTAAGTACAAGCATAAATGCTTTTAGTGCTGGCCAGTGTGTCGCCTCTATCTTATAGAAGAGTAGAGGCGTAGCAGCATCATCAAATACATTATACATCACAATGACATGATTTAATATAAGATGAGTCTTCAATTCGCCATGAGTTTCATAGCGACGAAACAACCTTTTGATGTACTTAATCTTATTTAGATCTTTCTTAAAGTCATCAAAGGTAACAGAATTAGGATTATTATAATGTTTAATAGCAAACATTACCCAGTTGTCTGGGGTCAACTCATCAAATAGCATTTACTCATCAAGCAACGGTGAGCAGAGCAGCATCAGAGGTGACATCAGCACCACCAACAACAGAGATGACTACACGATACTGATAAGTATCAAATCCTGTAGCATCAGAGATGTCAAGGGTTGCACCAGTAGCACCACTGTATACTCCGCCATCTACGACATTAACAAATCCAAGTCCTTGATCTTCTTGCCACTGGAAGGATAGTGTTCCACCTGCTGGGCGGGATACCGCAGCAACAACAAACTGTGCGGGATCACCAGTCAATACAGAAGCAGCTTGTGGTTGGTTATCAATAGTGATAGCGAAGTCTGCTGCGATTGCGTCGTCTGGTTGAGTCTCGTTAGAGTTGAGATCAGGATTAGCGATGGTTACAAGATGCTCTGCCTTATGACGGACGTTACCTTCGCCATCAGTATAGGTGTAGTATGACCACCAACCAGGGGCATTGATACCACGATCCTTGTTCTCTTTCAAGGCCGCTTCTTGGTTATCTACAAATACAATAGTTTTTGCTTGAGCAGATGCTGCAATACCGCGACTTGCTTTCGTCACGTTGTCAGCACTGTCCGTTCTTCCGTATAAGGACATGGTTTTTCCAGCGCGTTAATTTACCTAGTATATATTTATAAAAAATGGGAGAGGCGTACCTCTCCCAATATATTCATTCACCTTCTGCAGGTGCTTCCTCTCTTGATTTAATAGCAGCGGAGACAACTTCTAGAAGTTGATCATCCATATCGGTCTTCGTGAGTTTAACAGCTTTGCCTAGAATAACCAGACAAATGTCGATTAGTTTCTCACCTAGTTCTTCGTTATCGGGAATTTTAGATACTGCATCAGAAATAATTTTTGATGCAAGTGGAAGTAGAAATGCAAGCATGATTTTAAGGGCATAATGTGCCCTATTATTTATTCTTGTTCTTATGCTTCCACGCAGTAGCGTATGCAATACCCTCTTTATCTTTAGGATAGTTCTTCTTAATGTGCTTCACCATCCTTTCGTACTTCTTACCAGGAGGAGCGACTTCATCGAGTTCAACTGACTCTTTTTGCTGCTTCTTCACGGCACCGAGAACATACTTCTTATGCTTCTTTTTAGCAGAAGCATCTTCCGCTCCGTCTTTGATGTCAGGCATCACTTCGACGGAAGCGGCTTTCACTTTTTTTCTTCTTCAATCTCCCCACGAAGCTCTGCCTGCTCCTTCATCTTCTTTTTGGTGTTGATGATCTTGGAGACTTTCTTGCGGCGAGCAAGTAGATACTTGTCGGACTTGTCATGATCACCGTCATTGTCAACGTCCTTGTCTTCCTTGCCTACAGGATCAAGTTTCTTCTCACCAAGAACTTCTCTGTTCTTTGCGTCGTTAACAACGTGCTCATGAACTTCACTGATCATGATCTCAAGGTCTTCTACAGGTACATTATGGAGAATTGTGGTCTCTCTCATAATATCATAGTGAGTTACTGTTCCATCCTCAAGCATGGTGTGCTCACCAGGGATGACAGTGTACTCAAGACCTTCTTTCTTGACTTTCTTTGCACAGTTGTGCTTCTTAACCATCTTGCCAGACTTGGGGTCCTTCTCAAAGTATTCCTTAACGCAGTTATCAACACGCTTGCCACCCTTCATCTTGGTGCCCATCTGCTTATAACCTTTCCAGCAAGCCTTGCCGTCAAGTCCTTTCTTTTTCTCCATGATATAAGTCTCACCATTGAGTTCAAACTCAACAGTTTCCTTCTTCATAGCAGCCTTATCTTTCTTCTCACACTTGGAGCACCCTTTTCCTCCACAATAAGAGCAGGCTTCCTCACGGGCAACCACCTTCGTGGTGTCTTTAATTTCAGATCCGTGAGATTGTTTGATACCTGTACCAGCACGAAGATTGGGAGCAGGATCAGGCGCACCAGAGTTTGTTTTGGGATCTTTTGTAGAGAAATCATCTGCTTTCGCCTCCTTTCCTGCAAGGGATGGGATTGATGTAGAAGAATCAGCACCGCCTGCAGGACCAGGAGTTGGAAGTTCTTTCTTTTCTGGTGCTGGGATTGTAGTAGCCTCTTTAATTGTGGACTGTTGGAATCCTTCTCCACCCATCCACTTACCATAAGCTTCGATTAGTGCCTGTGAGTAGGCATCATTATGTTGCACACTATTGACTGGTTTTTGTCTTTCCATTGTTGAAAATACTACTACTTTTCCTTTCTTTATTTATAGTGTCCGTCACGTTAACGTGCCGCACATCCTTAATCCACGCACGAAACATGTCTCCAGACTCGGTAATTGCGATGACGTAGTTGACACCAGCACGATGAATCGTGCCTTTCTCACCAGTAATAGACGACATGATAACATCACCCTCCACAAAGACATCACCTTGTCTATGTTGCTGACGCAGTGCTTCTTCGCGCAGTGTCTTGAAATTTTTCATTTATAGTTGTCTGGCAAATTACTCTTAATCTCTGCCATAAGTGCCCTACAATCCTTCTCCGATAACGCTTTAGGTATACCCTGGCGGAATGTTTTGAAGTCGTTGGCCGCAGCAGCACGTCTCATTTTAGTACCCGAGATAGCAAAAGTGTCTCCGTCAGCATCTCTGCTGCCCGAAGACTCAATGCGGATACTTCTAAAGGAGTAATCCTTACCATTATATTTATGGAGGAACTGCATGGCATTAACTCTATCAGAACCCACCAAGAATACTACATCATCATACCCAGCGAGCATGAGTTCTTGTAAGATTGCAACAGGTTGTTTGGGTCCCGAAAATATTTTACCACGATGTTGCGGAAACATCAAGTTCATGTAGTGCAATTTACGATCAGGAGGTAAAGGGTTATTACCTTTAGCATCAACAGACTGTGAGATGTAGATGCGATAGTCATGCTGACCAGCAGCACGTTTCACGCCATTGAAGTTATCTTCATGACCTGTTGTAGGTGGTTGGAACCTACCAAATGTGAAGTAACATACCTTTCCTTCTAACGCCATTTCTTCTCGATAGTAAAATTATTGTACGCGAACTCAAGACGGTTAACAAACTTGATCATACTACCGTCTTTATGCATAACATATCCTTCAGGACTGGTTACCTTATAACCTTTATCTGTTTGAACAAATGTCTTGAAAGTTTCAAGGTGATCTAATTTATCTATAACCATTTGTTTGATAGCCTGCAACTCTTTATAGAGTGCAATCATCGTCTTGAAACTGTATACGTTATCTAATAGGTAATTTTCACTCTGATATACCAAGTTTCTTTTCTTTGTAAGAGTAGCAACTGTCTTTATCTTGGACAGTTCCTTTGTCATCTTGGCGTGGTAGAAGTTTACCAGTTCATTTATGGTCTCATCGACATTTGTGATGGCTCTCGCATTTTTAATTTCCGAATTAAAGAACTGCTTGAGGGAGGAAGATATGTGGAGTTTTTTCTCTCCTGTATTGCCAAAATTATCCACCAACTGATCCAAAAAAGGACCAGCAAGAACACACATGCGTTCAATTTTCTGAACATGGTTATCAAAGGTACGGAGTTCTGCTGTAGAAAATCCCACTCTATCCATAGGTGTGTCGTTTTTTACAACCAATACGTTACTATTACCTTCTACTTTTGCACCTGCCATGGCCTGCATATTTTCTAATGCAGTACCAGTGTAGTGAGTGTGAAATACTACCCCAATTTTAGCAGTGTTTGCAGCTTTGCCAATGGGATGATCAACTGGTATACCATATGTAATGGTATTAGGGCGGAATGTATACAACTCCTCACCGTCTACAGTTTCTTTCTTTAAATCTGTGGTGAATAGCAAGTCTCCCTGCACCACACCTTTGATACCTAATTGACTAAAATATTTTAGAGCAAACTTTAGTTTCTCTGCTAGATCTCCTTGATACCATTCATCAATACTCTCCTCGGTGAAGCAGATCTTTGGTTCTGTTTTGTTAAAAACTGACTTTGTTCCTACAAAGAACATCTCTGTCAGCGGTTCTACACCACAAACAACTGAAGGCGCACCATCCCACTTGGTCTGCATGAATCCGCTGCTCTCTTGCTTGCCCAGCATCTTGCGAAGTTCTTTCAAGAATGAAACTGCTGCCATACACCCCTCGGTGCCGTAGTTCAGCATCTCATCTTCCAAGTGTTCTAGGTGTTTGAGTTGTTTAATGTTTGCCATTACGCCAGCAGATAGTTTACCGTTCCTTGACTAGCATCAATGTTGCTGGTAGATGCCTTTGAACCAGAAAAACTCAAGTTCATCTGTGCAGCTTTACTCATCCTGAAATACACTTCTCCCTTCAAGAACTTACTATCATCCAAGTTTGCTTGATAGAAATCCTTTCCAGCGATCAATCTCTTTGCTTCGTTTAGAGATGTGGTATCTTTATTTAATCTGTCTGCTATACCCCTTGATAGAATAGCGGTCAGTGATTTACCGCCCTTTTTGCCGTTGGTGATCAGCACTTGAGCCGATGACTCTGTACCATCACCACCAGACTTGACATACTGCAGTGCCTTGAGCAGGACAGGAGCATGTTCAGCAGGTTTTCCTGCCTTAAATGCCTTGAAAACATCGTATGGTGCGTTGGTATCCACGCCTAGAATCTGCTTGATTCCATACTGATATACTATCTCCTTTCCCTTGCGCGTGGGGTCACCGCCGACCGCTTCCGCAGCTGACACAAGGTCTTTCAAAACACAGTCTGGCAGACTACTCTTGTACTTTATAGCAACTGGAATGATGTTAGCCCAGACAGATGCCAGAGCACCTCTACCATACTTGGATGAGATGGGAACCTGGGTTCCATCTTCTGCTAAAAACAGCGAGTCAACACCAGCAAACTGTGGATCATCAGGTACTAAAAAGCACTTATTATTTTTAGGAAGAATGTTTTGAGATAGGTGTCCCTGTGCTGCGTTGGACATACCAATATATCCCACCAACATCTCACCAACATAGGTTCCTAGTTGTTTTTTGATACCATCTACTACTGCTTTGGACCATGTGAAATTGTAGTTGCCATCCAGATTACTCATGAAGTAATCCACAACTTGTTCGGTTACATAGTCAGGCACCGATGGTTCATTTTCCAGTCCATGTATAACTGATGTAGCAATCTGTTCTGGTGTAGTAAAACATTTACACTTTACATCAGGTATGCCCAGGATAGAGGGCACAATTTCATTGCTACCTTTTGATATAAGTTTCGTTGCTTCGATCTGCATCCTGACATTTGTCTTACCAGGCTTGTCGATGCAGTCGATATGGAGTTCACTACTGTTATTACCCCAACTTATTTGCAGTTTGGTATTGTACTGGTCGCCGCCGAACACAGTGATAGGTGTTCCGTGCGCTAGTTTCACGCCAGAGGCAGTGGTATTTTTTGTTTCAGTTGCCTTACTGTTGGCCTTAACAAAAGTATCAACGGTCCTACCTTTGAAGTAGTGCTCCCATTTTACTCTACCAGTCTTTGCCATAAAAAAATCCTCCCCTATTATTTAGAGGAGGTATAAACGGAAGGGGTGGGATTCGAACCCACGGAAGCTCTCACTTCGCTAGTTTTCAAGACTAGAGCCTTAAACCACTCGACCACCCTTCCTTGTATTGTAATGCTCCAGACAAATCGAAGAGCATTCTATGTTTTTCAGTGAGCACATAATACCCACAAATGTCCTTGCCATTATCTTCCCATCCGTAACCCAGGACACGTTCACCTGTGATGTCATGTTTTCTGTTGCTGTTCAGGTAGTGTCCGTAGCGTTCGTGGAGGTTGATCATGTGGTGGTTGCTGCTATATATATTTTATCAGGAAACCACCACAAAACAAGGTCTTTTAATTATTTTTTAACGATCGTCCTCCGCACGGTGCTCCGAGTAGTAGATGTCAAATGATCCGCCAGGATAACGCTTCTCAAGTTTCTTGATATTAGTCTCAATGACTTCCTCAAAGGACACGCCAAGTGCTTGAGTTGCTTGTGCTACGTACCAGAGAAGATCCCCCAACTCAATAATGAGATGCTCTCGATTATCGTCGTTCCAAGGCTTACCTTGGAAGACCATCTTCTTAATGATCTCAAGGAACTCACCACCTTCAGCATTAATACCAACACCAGCAGTGAGAAGTCGTTCAATATTGGCACCTTTAGAATCAAGTTCGACAAGGCGATCAGAAAGCGCAACAAAATCAGTAGAAGCGTCGGAGGTAACTGCATCTACAAACTCTTCGTAGCGAGAGAAATTAATGGTCATATAACGAATTGGGAAAATTTATCGAGTCGTGATTGTTTGGTTGAGATCTCCTCAAGTGCTTCGTAGGTTTCATCTTCTGGTTCAGAAGTTAGGTCGCCTTCGGAGTCATCAACATTATACAGCTTCATCTTCGCCCTGTCAATACCCACAGTGAAGCGGCGATAATAGGCAGCATCGTTGTATCGGTTCTTGAGCTGCTTGATCATGATACGACCAGACTGCTCTAGCTCTTCCGTTGATATAAGAGCAAGCATAAGGTCAGCAGTAGCAGGCAAACCAAAACTTTCAGAAGTGTCAGTAAGGTCCACATCACTATTGCCATATCCACTACGAGTAGTTTGGGTAGCAGTAACAATAGGAAGATCATGCTCAACAGCAAGACCACGAAGTTCTTCAGCGATTGCCTTGACATAAGTATAGGAGTTCACAATGTGTCCTTTATATCGAGATGAAGCACAGATATTCAGATAGTCAACAAAAATAATGTTGGGTCTGAAGTCTTTTTTGAGAGAAAGATCATTCAAAAGAGATTTGAAGTGACCTGTGTGTGCCGCAGCAGTAGGATACTCTTTGATGATCAGCTTACCTTGAGACTTCCTACCAATCTCATTGACACGGTTCTTGAAGATGTCTTCAGGAATAGAACCAATCTCCTGAATGTTGACGTTGAGAAGGTTAGCGTCAATACGTTCAGCAATCTTTTCTTCTGCCATCTCCATTGTGATATACAGCACATTATACCCAATGGATAGGCATGAAGCTGCCATGTGACACATGAACAAAGACTTACCAACACCTGTACCAGCAAGAGCAACGTTGAGTGTCTTGTTAGGTAGACCACCTTTGGTTACCAGATTCAGTTTGTCAATATCAAACGGGATCTTGTGCTCCTCAAGGTGATAATAGTCGTAGCGTTCTGCTACATTTTGTACGTAGTCGTGTCCGATGTGTTCGTTGAAAGATACTGCCAGGGCCTCTTGGAGTATGCCTGGTATCGCGTCCTTTGATACTTCCTTATCGCCTCCTTCTGCGATCTTGATAGACCGTAAGATGGCGTTGTAGACTGCTCGTTCTTGGCACCATTTTTCTGTGGCGTCAGTGAGCCACTTGGTGTCAACCCATTCGTCTGTGAAGGCGTTGATCTGTTGAACAGACGTTTGATAAGTTTCTTCAGTGAGGTCATTTCTCTGTTGCAATTGTAAGATTAGCACTTCCTTTGTAGGGAACTTATCATATTTCCCAGCAAAGTCTTGAATCTCATCAAAGATAACCTGTTGATGCTGGTCCTGAAAGTATTCTTTCTTTAGGAAGGGAACTACCTTACGAAAGTAGTCTTCACTGCATATCAGATTTCTTAAGATGGTTTGCTCAAGACTCTCCGTCATCATCTGCTCCGTACAAAAATTCGCGTTGTGCTTGTTTATCTAGTTTGGCAAGAATCTCTTCAGTAAAGTATGATTCAGGGTCCTTTAGGATTGCCTTTGCATACACTTTCTTGCCGTCAATCTCGTAGCGACCAGCAGTGTTTTTCCACAGTCCTGCTCGCTCTCCTAATTCAAGGAGTCCATAGTGTCTCTCAAGTCCACGCTCATCAAAGAACAGACGTGTCTCAATTTTTGATCCCTCACGGGTCAGACGAGACTTTTTAGCCTCGCATTTGACAATGTTTCCGACGAGATCCGTTCCATCTTTTTCCTTTCTCTTTCCGAGATATACGATTGTGCTAGCAGAATACTTGAGTCCACTGCCTCCCCCCATTTCTTTTGTAGGGACATAAGAACCGACGACATCATAGGTGTGATTGGTAACTAACATAGGTATATTAGCCTTACCAAGTTTCAAAGTAAGGATTCTGAAACAAGACTTGATAAGTTGTGCCTTGGTCATGTCGCGAACGTTCTTGTCGTTCGACGCATCCTCAACCTCTTTGTTGGTGGCTAGCATACCAAGAGAGTCTAGCACAAACATCAGTGGTTTGCGATCCTCTTTCGGTTGTTCCACATATTTGTCAATAATCCTGACCGCCTGGGTCCTGAACTCTTCCACTGTATTTACGGGAAAGATTACCATGCGCTTGGAGTCGATGCCACGACTCTCAATCATCTGCTTACTAATGGCAGACTCGGTTTCAAAATATAATACGCCAGCATCAGGATCAAGATCAAGGAAATTACGAACGACAGAAAGACAAAAGAAAGTCTTTCCTGTGCCGCTCTCTCCTGCCAAAGCCGTAATCTTATTTGAGGGAATACCCCCAAACAGGCTTCCAGAAACCAGGGCATTAAAGATGTAACTACCAGTATCAACGAAACTTTCAACGTCACCAGCAGCAATGCCATCAGATGCAAGAGAAGCAAACTCATTTTTGCTATCCTTAATTACTTGCGATAGAAAATCCATATTAAAAGAATGATAGAAGTGATACTGTTTTCTTACTGCTCCAACCGATACA